GAGTCATATACAAAACTTCTTGCTAGTGAATCATTATTAGTTGGTGAGCCACAAGATTCGTCTACAACTCTTTACGAAACTTTTTCTAAATACCCAACAGTGTGTCGCACAAGTTTATCTAAAGAGGAATAAAATGCAAGTTATAAAAGTTTTTAGTAATCAAGAAGGTAAACAATCGTTAATTGGATTGGCTCAAGACGGATCATTTTGTGTACAGTTCTTTAATCCTGGGTACTTAGTTGGTGAAATTAACTATCCTAACAAGAGTTTTCCTTATGTAGAAGATGCGGCAGAAAATTGGACGCTGGGTATAACGACTGAAGAAACCATTAAGAAATATAAGACAACTGTATAACCTTTTACCCTAAAAAAATTACAACCTATTGAAAGCGAAGGATTTTATGCTTCGCTTTTTTCTTGACATTTGCTTCAAGAACGGCTATATTGAAGTAGTAATAACAAAGGAGATGACTATGTGGCAAGTAGAAGCAAGCAACGCAAACGGCGACTTTCAAATTGTATCTTCATTAAGCCAAAAGGCATCACGTAAGTTACATGGCGAGTTAAGCAACAGTGGCAACTGGTCACATGTTAGAAGCTTCGACATGGAGCATGCGCAACGTCAAGTTGAAGCAACTGCCCGTATTCAGAAATTTGGAGGTAAGTCATAATGAAAAACCATACTGTATATAACTCCATACAAGCACTTGAGCTTTCAGTATATGTTGATGACCAGCAAGGGTTTATCAAAAGTGGGTTCGGCTTTTATGACCACACTATATCAACTACAGTATATGATAACAAATCAGCAATTATCAACTATCTGAAAAGTGTTACTGACTTTGAGACAATGCCAGAAATTTCTAACGATCAGCGAGAACGAGCAGCTGGCATACGTGAATACTTTAGGCAGTCATTGGTTGCTAAAAAACTTATGGGCACTCTGAACAGTTTTGAAGAAGGTGTTATGCGAGCAGTTGGTACTGACGTTTGTGACCCATTTGGTGTTAGTGTTATTGCCAGCCTGCCAAACAGCCGCCGGATCGCAGATAAGCGTGATCAGTTAGATGACTGGTTTGACAGCTATCGTGACAAAAGTGAGTTCATTGGAGACCGTGGTGAACGCCTCCGCTTCAGCGCACTGATCCGTGATGTTAAGTTTATCAGCAATTATGGTATCCATTTGGTTACTTGCTTGGACGATAATGAAAACATTGTTAAATTCTTCTTCAGCAAGGAGCCTGACATTTCAGGATTGCTAGAAGGCAAGCGAGTTACACTTACTGGTAAAATTAAGACACATGCCATCAGCAAGTTTAGTCAGTGTAAAGAAACTGTAATTAATTATGTAAGAATACAAGAAAGTACTTGACTTACTGGATACACGATGCTATTATGAATGTATAGATAACGCAAATGGAGTGAGAAACAGATGCAACAAGTAATAGTACATACCGGAACATACCGTAATCTGCCAGTAGCAGACAAAGTTTTTAAACTTACAAAAGAGTATAAAGAGGGCGTAACTGGTCCTTACATTACAGTGTGTGGTAAAGAGCATAGTGATATGCCAGATCGTAACGTGCGTATCAGCATTAAAGGAAAAGATTGTTTTTCCCTTATGACAAATGGTGAAGTAGAAGTACCAGAAAAAACTGAAACTGATGCGGCAATCATTGAACGGTTGCGTGAGCGTTTTCAAGTGCTAGAAGATATGACATACGCATCATGCGATGGTGTTGTACGTGGCATGGTTGTTACTGGCCCTCCAGGTGTAGGTAAATCCTACGGTGTTGAGAAGGTAATGAACGAAGCAGAGATTATGAATAAAATGGGCGGAGGTACCGAGGGTACTGGACGCAAATATGGAATGGAAAAAGGTGCCGCAAGTGCTATTGGTTTGTACAAACTGTTGTATGAATACGCAAATGAAGGTAGTGTGCTCGTACTAGATGACTGTGATAGTGTACTGTACGATGAGACATCACTTAACTTGCTTAAAGCAGCACTAGATAGCAGCCCACGTCGGTTCCTAAGCTGGCGTAGTGAAAGCAGTGTCCTTCGTAGAGAAGGCATTCCAGACAAATTCGAGTTTAAAGGTTCGATTATCTTTATTACTAACCTCAAGTTTGAAAAGACTCGTGGTAAGATTAAAGATCACCTAGACGCTATTATGTCACGGTGCCACTATTTGGACCTTACACTGGATACAATGCACGAAAAGTGGTTGCGTTGTAAGCAGATCGTCAGTGACGGTATGCTAGACGAATATAAGTTCGAAGCTGCTGATAAAGCAGATTTGCTGGATTATATTCACACTAACCGACTCAAGCTACGTGAAATGAGCTTGCGGATGGTTTTAAAAATTGCCGATCTAAAAAAGATGAACGGTGACAAATGGAAGCGGTATGTAGAAATGACATGCATGCGGCGTCCTTAATAAAAGAAAGCGTGGTAGTAGACCTCCTCTGTCTGCGTCACTCTCACTCAATACTATCACGCCAACTTGGGGGCGGTAAGCAAGATGTCTTACCGCCCCCTTCTTCTCATAAGTATTCATTGACAATACTCAAATTATAGTGTACAGTAAAATTATGAAATGTAAAATTATCCTAAAAGATGAAGTTAACTGCAAAATCGAAGGACTCGATTTACAGACCCGCCGCAAATGTGAACAGAAATTAAAGTTTCTTATGCCATATGCTAGACACGTACCTGCTTATAAACTAGGAAGGTGGGATGGATGTGTGGGCTTTTTTACAATGGGCGGAAGCACATTTGTAAATGCGCTGAGCCATGTTATTCCTATTTTACAAGAACAGAAATATGAATTTGAAGTAGAGGACCACAGGACACCTTGGGATCTTAAATTTACTAAAGTAACTGAAACCCATTTTAATGACCGGGTATGGCCAGAGAAACACCCAGCAGCTGGACAGCCAGTTATGCTTCGTGATTATCAGGTTGAGATTATCAATAAGTTTATTGAAAACCCACAGAGCATCCAAGAAATTGCTACTGGCGCAGGCAAGACACTAATGACTGCCGTAATGAGTAACTTAATTGAGCCATACGGGCGCAGTATTGTTATCGTGCCAAACAAAGACTTGGTTAACCAAACAGAAGCAGATTACATTAACCTTGGGTTAGATGTAGGTGTGTACTTTGGTGATAGAAAAGACTTTGGTAAAACACACACCATTTGTACATGGCAAAGTTTAAACATCATGGAAAAACGTTTCCGTGATGGTGAGAGTCAACTAAGTTTAGATGACTTCTCAGAAGGCGTAGTGTGTATTATGGTAGATGAAGTACACCAAGCTAAGGCAGACGTATTGAAGAAATTACTAACTGGCAGTTTCCGTAATGTGCCTATCCGTTGGGGGCTAACTGGCACTATTCCAAAAGCAGATCATGAGCGATTAAGTTTGGAAGTAAGTTTAGGCGAAGTAGTACACCAGTTAGCGGCAAGTGACTTACAAGAGCAGGGCGTACTTGCGCAATGCGATGTTAATGTTTTACAGTTACAAGACAGTGTAAGCTATGGTAATTATCAGAGTGAACTAACGTACTTGACAACTGACACAAATCGTTTAGACTACTTGAGTGATGTGATCGCAAATATGGCTGAAACAGGTAATACACTAGTGCTTGTTGATCGTATTAAAGCAGGAGAAGGACTACTGGAACGACTGGGAGATGATGTTGTGTTTATCAGTGGCAGTATGAAGTCTAAAGATAGAAAAGATGAATATGATGAAGTTAGTGAAGCAACTAACAAAATTATCATCGCAACATACGGAGTTGCAGCAGTGGGTATTAACATCCCTAGGATTTTTAATCTTGTACTTCTCGAACCTGGAAAGTCCTTTGTTCGAGTAATTCAAAGTATTGGACGTGGTATACGTAAAGCACAAGACAAAGACAGTGTACAAATTTGGGATATTACGAGCAGCGCAAAGTTCAGTAAACGACATTTAACTGAGCGTAAGAAGTTTTATAAAGAAGCAAACTATCCGTTTACGGTAGAGAAAGTCAATTACAAATGAAAATTTTAACAGTGGAAAATCAATGCTATGATTTAGATTACGTCCCAGAAGAAATAGAAGACATACGCTACTGTGTGTTAGATTACAGTGACAAAGACAACGCAGATTATATCTTTGTTCCACTTGTATTTTTAGAAAGTTTTAGTAGTCCTGCTGCTGTACTAAAAATTGGTAACCGTACAGTTAATGTACCACTGGATTGGCATTTGGTTATATGTGATCCCAGCGTTGGTGATCCAGAAGTACTGCCAATTACTAGCTTAAATGACCGTGGATTTAAAGCATTCATTATGAATCCAATTACTGGGTTCATGCCAGAGTTTACTGAAGTTGAGATAGTAAACATATATCAAGATATGAAATGGTACTTCCCTAAACTTAAATACGGCCACATTCTAGCAGTACCAATCGAAGACAAAGATAATCCAAAGTGCATTTACTTTGTTAAAGAAACAAACAAGATTCCAGATGTTCTGAGTACAGAAGATCTTTGGTAAAGAGATTAGCTATTAAAGCTAATAGAATAAAACATGTTATAAGGAGAATAAAATATGACATTACATGAACAGATCGTCGCTTCATTTGAGGCATACCTAGCAGAACATACTGTATGGGAAACTAAAAGCACCAAAGCCGCAGCAACTCGTGCTCGTGGCGCACTAGGAGACTTGGGTAAACTAACCAAAACTCGCCGTGCTGAGATCCAAGACAAAAAGAACTCGCTATAATGAGTGGCCAACGGCGCTGGCTTAAAACTTGGGCTCGCACCGTTGGCATGCCCATTGGCGAAACTGACGACGACAAGCCTGAGTTTTTGCCGATTGCGCAGATAGATGTAAAACGTGCATTATTTTTTAGAACGTTCTGGATTGTCTTGCATATTGTTACATGTTGTGCTATTATAGCAGGGAACGGACGTACATTGGGAGTTTGGTAATGAGCAGTAAATTAAGTATCGCATCTGAAATGCGGGCGCTAGACACTAAAGATAGAAAATGGTGGGATACACTAGACGAAGATGATCAGATCAAGATGGGTAAAAGTATGTGGACCCAACAACGCTGGGCTAGTTCTGTTTCTGGTAGTATGGACAGTAGTTATCTGGTAATTGTTAACGAGTATGCGAACCAGGACTTTAATACACTTAAAGCTCATCCGCAACTACAGCACCAGCTATTACAGATTGCTGGTGTAGGCAAGACACAGCGACATGAATGGATCCCTCCTGGCAAAGCAGGCAAGAAAAATAAACTAACAACATGGTTAGCTACACAGTTTCCGCAATTTAATGATGATGAGCTAGAGTTACTGGCATCGATAACTGACAAAGCAGAGTTTAAGGATCGCATGGAACAGCAGGATATGACTAAAAAAGAAATTAAAGATATACTCAAATGAAATGTGATTATTGTGGCAAAGTCTTTAAACGTGAGAGTACACTCATGTCTCATATTTGTGAGAAGAAACGCCGCTGGCTACAAAAAGACTTCCCTGAAACACGGGCTGGCTTTGTAGCTTTTGATTTGTTTTATCGGTTAGGGATGCAGAGTAAACCAAAAGAGTACAAGCACTTTGTTGATAGTCAATATTTTAGTGCGTTTGTAAAGTTTGGAAGCTATTGTATTAACACCAAGGTAATTGACCCTGAAGCATACACACGTTGGTTGGTACGCAAACAAGCAAAGCTCAGAGACTGGGCAACTGACACAATGTATATGTTGTTTGTAAAAGAACACTTAAAGAAAGAAACAGTTGATCGTGCCCTAGAACGATTTATCGAGCAAGCAAGTAAGACAGCCTATTTTGATACGTTTTGGGAAAGTGCTGGTGGTTATGTTATTGCTGACTGGGTTGAGAGTGGTAAAATCTCTCCTTGGTTAGTTATATGTAGTAACCGAGCACAAGCAGCACTGAATAGCATGAACGAAGAATGCTTTAACCGTGTAGCAAATAGTATTGATCCAGCACACTGGGGCAAAAAAACAAAACAACAACCACAGGATTGTTCCTGGGTTAGACATATTATCGACGGAGAGAAACATGATTAAAGCATATAACACAGTAATAGAATTTTTTAAAGAGAGTTATCGACTTTCCAAAGTGGCGTTTTACTGTGAACTAGCAGAAGCTATTATGTTAATTGGCGCCAGTGCGGTGCTAACATTTACAGTACTTGCGCCTGCTACTAAAATCTTCATACCAATGTATTTGGTTGGCAGTGTACTAGGTGTAATAAGTACAAGTATACGTAAAGCTGGATTTGCTATGGTATTAACACTATGGTTTGTTGTAATGAATAGCATTGCTATGGTACAACTATTTTTAATGTAGGATAAAACATGCCAGATATTGATTTAGATTTCGCAGACAGAACACAGGCACTAAGTAAAATTAAGCATGTGACTGCTCGTATAAAAGATAGAAAACATAACACTGGTGTGTATGCGCATCGTGTTCCTGTGGATCCGTATACTGGATTATGTACATTGGATCACAAAACAGCAGATGAAACTGGATATTTTAAGTTAGATGTCCTGAATGTAAGTATATACAAAGACGTTAAAGACAATGAACACTTAACACAATTAATGGAAAGAGAACCCCTATGGCAACTTCTAGAACATACGGACTTCAGCGACAAAGTCTTTCACCTAAGCGGGCACAGCGAGTTATTAAAACAATTAAAACCGCACTCGGTAGAACAGTTAGCATCAGTGCTAGCGATGATACGGCCTGCGAAACGCCATCTTGTCAACGAAACGTGGCAAACGATAAACGAACAAGTATGGAAGAAGCCAGCTGGCAACGAATACTACTTTAAGAAAAGTCATGCCCATTCTTACGCAATGGCGTGCATAGTACATATCAACTTGATATGTGAGCAATTAGGATATTAACATGGATGAAACAAAATTTGTAAGCGACATACACGAAACAGGATTTACCTTATGGGAAGGTAGATTTGATCCAGAATGTATTGAAGAATTAAATACCTGGGCTGCTGAACATTACCCACCAGAGCGTGGACACGACAAGAACATGAAATGGTTTGGATGGGAAACTCTTAAAGACATGACACCAGAAGCGATTGCTGAAGTTGATTGGGCATACTACTGGACTGACGAACCCAAAGGTAATCACTTTATTGATAACATTATTAAGCCAGACTTGGGCAAGTGCGCAGATGCGGCATTTGGCGAAGGCAATTGGGAATGGTATATGTGTGACTTTATTGTACTACACCCTGGCATGAATTTTATACGTCCTCATATTGACACACCATATAGATTTAAAGAGTTTAAGTATACAGAAGGTTTACTGGGATTACAATTTATGGTAATGTTGTGTGACTTTGATGAAAACAATGGAGCAACTGGATATGTTCCTGGTTCACACAAATACATTTACGATTATTATCAAAATATGTATGCTGACAAGAGTGTGTTTGACTTATTCTTTATGGACAATTATAAACAACACCAAGGACCAAAAGGTAGTTTTGTATGTTGGCATCCAAAAGTTATGCACAGCACAATGCCTAACCACAGTAATGAAATTAGGCGTGGGCTATTGTTACATGCTGCTGAAAAGAAAACTGCTAGACGTTTAAGAACTGTTGATCCGCAAAAGAACGCAATTTTGCGTACTAGTTAGATTTTCTTACTAGTTGAATATTTCTGCGTTTGACTCTTTTTTGTATAATGTTACTCAAGCTAATAGTTGGACCATGAACAATTTGAAAATCTTTAAGGCTAAATGTTACTAATGACGTTCGGTATCTTTCCCAACGACTTTTAAAAATAATGTTAATGGGGATCATTCTGTTTGTCCCCCACCACCATTCTTCTCCTAGATCTAAAAATTCACGTTTTAACTCTGTGCTTTTAATATTGTCAAAACAATACATGCTTGCCAGATATTGATCAACATTTTGCATGATGCCAACGTATTCATTGCCGCCGTATGCTACAAGAGTTAAAAAAGGAAAGTCTTCTAGCAGTTTCTGATATTTTTGTGGTATATGTGTCATGTTATTACTTATTACAATAAATACTACTGGAGATACAAACATGAATTATCAAGCTACAGCATACAGTTATAATCAACGAAGTGAAATTTTACTGCCAACAAGACGTGGCACAACCTATTATGGAGCACAAAATCATAAGCCGTTAATTGCTTATGAAGGTGTAACTAATGATTTCGAATTCTTTGTAACTGATACTAATCGTAAGCCAGTAGATATCGTAAATAAAACCTTTGTTGCTGGTATAATCAATCGGTCAACTAAAACTGTTTCAGTATCAAAAACTCTTGTTTCTCTAGATACCGACAGTGGATCGCTATTAATGCGCCTTACAGAAGCTGACCTAAGTAAATTGACTCCTGCTTTATATGATATTACTATTACTTATACTGATTTAGATAGCAACAAATTTGGCTTATATAGTGATCAAAATGCTCGCTTAACTTATGTATTAGAAGTTAAAGCTGGCATAGCCACCATTAAGCCAAGCTCTATTAGCACTACATTTGTTAATAACACCAGTTCTGAGTTTCCTAGCACAGGCCAAACTGAAAATAGTGACGGAACAAATACTGCAGTAATATATACAACTAACTTTAGTGGAAAGTTTTATGCGGAAGGTTCACTTGAAACTAGCCCTGCTGTACGTGATTGGTTTGAGATACAACTAGATCCAGAAAATGCTGAAAACTATTGGACATTTGATAGCGCAAGTGGCCTAGAAGCATTTACTTGGGATGGTATGTTTATGTGGGTAAGATTCCGTTATATTCCTCATAATAATAACACAGGAACACTTGACAAATTACTATATAGAGCGTAATATAGTTATATGATAGTTTTAGATTTCGTACGTCAGAGTATTCCTGGCGGTTGGAAACAATCGCCCAGTGGATGGATCAGTGGAAACTGCCCCATGTGTAGAGCTCGTGGACACACGGCTGATACTAGAAAACGTGGCGGTGTCATGTTTCAGGATGACCGAGTACAATACAACTGCTTTAATTGTAATTATAAAACAGGTTGGAGTCCAGGTAAACGAATTAACAAAGCACTTAATGACTTGTTAGTATCTTTTGGTGTTGATCCAGCGCAAATCCAACGAGTAAATTTTGAACTACTTAAAGAGAATGAAAGCCCAGTAGTTGAGTTCTTAACGGCAACTGAGAAAAAAGTTGCGGCTAAGATAACTTGGCAACCAGCAGATCTGCCAAAGGACGCAGTTACACTTAATGAAGTAGACACTGACAAACTAACAGCAAGTCAGTTAGAAGCATTTATGCGAGCAGTACAGTATATTGAAGACAGAGGCATGAGTTTCCATTCAGAATGGTTGTGGACGCCATACAGTCATTTTAAAAATCGTGTAATACTTCCGTTTAGTTATAAAAGGCAAGTAGTGGGATATACTGCTCGTTGGACAGGTACTCCTCCTGACAAAACTACACCAAAATACTATCATCAGATGCCCAAGCATTTTGTTTATAATTTAGATGCGCAACATAAACATAAGTATGTAATTGTAACTGAGGGACAAATGGACGCACTACTGGTTAACGGTATTGCTACTAGTGGTAATACTCCCAGTGATGTACAATGCGATATTATTGATGATCTTAAAAAAGAAGTAATACTTGTTCCTGATGCTGATAAAGCAGGCGGTGATTTAGTTAAAACAGCCATCCACCGAGGCTGGAATGTGAGCTTCCCTCCTTGGGAAGATTGTAAAGATGCTGCAGACGCAGTAGAAAAATATGGTAGGTTATTTACAGTAAAGAGCATACTGGATAGTGTTGAAACAAACAGTACTAAAATTCAGTTACTTGCTCGATCATACTGTAAAGATTAAGGATAAATTATTTGAAACCAATAGGCGTTTACGGTAAATTAGATTCAGAATGGAAAACATCGTTTGCTTGGTTACCAGTATATAGTGATGAGTCAAACAAACGTATTTGGTTGACAAGATACTGGATGTATGTTATAAAAATAGATAATGACGGTTTTGTTCCACGTAAGAATAAAAGCTGGCAACTGATCTACACTCGAGAGGAATACATATTGAAGAAGTTACGTAATGAGTGAAGAATACACAGAAGATTTGCAAAAGCTGTTCATTGAGTTTTTACTTGCTGACAAGGACTTGTTTGTTCGGTGTAATGCTATTACTAGCAGTAAGTTTTTTACTCGCAAGTATCAGCCTGTGGTAGACTTTATACAAGAACATGTGGAAGGCTACAGCGATTTACCTACACATGAGCAAATTAAAGCTAAAATTAGAATTGAATTTGACGATGTAAGATCAAAGATTACAGATGACCACAAAAAGTGGTTTATGGACGAGTATGAAAAGTTTTGTAGACACAAGGCACTTGAGGGTGCTATCCTGGAAAGTGCTGACAAACTAGAGCGACATGAGTACGGAAGTGTTGAGCAACTTATTAAAGACGCAGTTGGCATTGGGCTTGCTAAAGACCTTGGGCTTAACTACTGGGCCGATCCAGCAGGACGTATTCAAAGCATCAAAGACAACCGTGGACAAAACAGTACAGGGTGGGAAAGCCTTGACAAGATACTATATGGTGGATTTAATCCAGGCGAACTTAACATCTTTGCTGGTGGATCCGGTAGTGGTAAAAGTTTGTTTATGCAGAACATGGCACTCAACTGGAGTTTGGCTGGCAAGAATGTAGTATATGTAAGTTTAGAGCTTAGTGAAGAACTATGTAGTATGCGTATTGATGCTATGGTTACAAACCAGAGTACTAAAGACGTAATGCGGAACGCTGATGACACAGCACTTAAAGTACGTATGGCAAGTAAAAAAGCTGGTGTATTACAAGTAATTCAAATGCCTAACGGTGCTACAGTTAACGATGTTAAAGCATATATCAAAGAATTCCAGATACAAAACGAAATTAAAATTGATGGATTATTTGTAGACTATTTGGATCTTATGATGCCTGTTAGCGTTAAAGTTAATCCAAGTGATCAGTTTATTAAAGACAAGTATGTAAGTGAAGAACTACGTAACTTAGCTATTGAGCTTAACATATTGTTTGTTACAGCCTCGCAACTTAACCGTGGTGCTGTTGATGAAGTAGAGTTTGACCACAGTCACATTGCTGGTGGTATTAGTAAGATTAACACAGCAGACAACTTAATTGGTATCTTTAGCTCAAGAG